ATATTTAATATCGGTATATAGAGCTACACCGACCAGGTATAGCCCATATAAACCGCCAGCTATGATAAGAAATTCAATCATGGTTTTAATAATAATTAGATCGGTCTTGTAGTTCCATTATTAACCCGTCAAAGTCCTCACTCGGAGGCAATACTGTTAATAAAGCATCTACTATGTCCTTTCCGTAGTCCTCCCTGAGCATATCAAGATACTCGGCTCGGTTTTTACAGCCCTCCTCTTCATATCGGGATATTAGAATCCCTGAGTCTGGGTCTTTTGCTTCGGATTTACTTTCAAAACTAACTGTTTTGACCGCCTTTCCTGTAATGCCATCTACAAAAGTGATGTCCATTTTTTGCTCCTGGTATGTTGTGAATAAGAAGTAAATTAAATTAATAATTACTTCATTTAATAGAAAATTATTAAAGGAAATAATTGATTAAGAAATTGCCCAGGTGTTGAAGCCTGGGCGCTTGTTATTAGTCCAGGAAGTAATGACTCTCTCCATCTGCCTCAAGTACTGTCATATCATGGCGGAAAGCGTAGTTATATGTAGCCTCCCAGTCTATAACTAAACTACTTTGTGTGTTTGGGTCATAGTCTCCGCACTCGGTCATAAATTCCTCCGCATAGTCGGCGTCAGAATCATAAACGCCGCGATATGAACTCTCAAAATCTGAATACGATAAATCCTCTCCGTAATTGTCGAGGTATTCATTCATTAATTCAAGAGATACATTATTCTCCTTAAATTCCTGGTATTTCTCCAAGTATTCTTTAATAGTTTTAATGTCCTGGTACTCGTCATATATTGCACTAAGGTTTTCATGGTCAGTAAAGAACCACTCCTCGGCGCTATCGCTTGGGCTGGTTTTAATAACGTAGTCAATACACTCTTTAAACTCTTCTTCAAAGTTGTCCAGGTCTATTGCTTCGAGATCGCACCAGTAAAAATGGTGCATCCCTTCGTTATAACTTGCCAGGCATTGAATACAAATAGAAATTTCTCCCTCTTTGCTTTCAAGTGCCTTTGGCTTGGTTAGTGTTGCTGTTGACATTTTAAAGTCCTGGTAAATTGTTTTAATCGGTAGGCTTGCCCACCATCTAGGCGACCAGCTCGAAAGCTGGAAGCCTGGAAGCTAGGAAAGTAAGACTATTAAACAAGTAATAGTCCCCAATAGATAAAAAGAATACCAAGCCATAATTAATTTATGTTGTAGTAACTTTTGATATTAATTTTTAAAGTTGATGCAGGGCTGTATTTGTTTGTATTAGTCCAGGCATTATTTACAAAGTTAATAAAGTTTTGTAATCTATCAGGCGCTAGTACGTCGGAGCTGCTAATTGTCCAGGTATAAATTGAGTCTGGATTTTGTTGTAATGCCTCGTTATTTGCATTATTAACAAAATAATCCAGGTGCAATTCTAAGTCGAGGAACTCGGCTTCAAATAAAGTCGTGATTTTATCCTGGTAAATTTTGGAGGGCTGACCAAATAAAGCGCATAAGTTGTTATAACTTGCCTCTATTGTGGCTTGCTTCCTGGTGCATGAGTCGATTGATACTGTCAAGATAACCTCTTAAGTTAGTGTTAATTAGATTCATATAGAATCTATATAGAATATTAACCGATATTAAACCAGTTTGCAATTATTAGGCGGCTATTCTCACAAATAAATATTAAATAAAATTGCTCCAGGACTAAATCGACCAGGCTAATTAATGTAGAGCTGTCAATATGACAGTACTACAACTAATAAAATTCTAGTTATAGCGCCAGCTTCAAGCCTTAATTATTTTATTTGGACGCAGCCAGGACAAAATATAAAAAATTAGACCAGGCAGACAGCCTATAAAATAAGTATTTTTACCTATGGGGACACCCTATCCCCTTAGCGTATAGATAAGCCGATCACATTTTTCTACCAAAAATCAAAATATCTATCCCGATCTTATTAGATCTTATTAGAGGGCTATACGACTCTGCTTCTTCTATTGTGGAGAGCTAGTGGTGGACAGGGATTTTAGATAAGCTATATTGAAGGTAAGCCATTATGTTGTTAACTCCCCTGCAAAGCAGTTAATTTTACCTCACAGTAGATATAATGGCTTTATATAAAACTGTTATGGCACAAAAAGACACTACTGAAATGCTTAGTAGCCTACATGGTAGGTTAGCTAGTGTATTAACTGATTTGCTGGATAGTGGGGAAGCTAGTACAGCAGACTTAAATGTGATTAGACAGTTCTTGAAAGATAATCAGATAACGTCTCAGCCTGTAGAAGATACTCCATTTGGAGATTTGGCTAAGTCGTTACCTGATATAGAGAATGTTATTGCATTAAAAAGACGTAGTGCGTAATGAAGAAGTCCGAATGGCAAACATTACCCAAACCTTACGATAAAGACTTTAGATATTTTTTAGTTTTAGTATGGAGGCATTTACAACTTCCTGATCCAACTACTGTTCAGCTTGATATAGCAGAGTATATGCAAACAGGAAATAAGAGAAGGATTATTGAAGCATTTAGAGGTGTAGGTAAGTCGTGGATGGCTGCTGCTTATACGTTATGGTTGCTAAGAAATGATCCGCAGAAAAAGATAATGGTTGTATCAGCTAGTAAGACCAGGGCGGATGACTTTGCTCAATTCTGTTTAAGGATTATCCAGGAAATGCCTATACTAAAATGTCTTGAACCAGATAAAAACGAGCAAAGATCAGCTAGTAATAGGTTTGATGTACGTCCAGCTATACCCGATCAGTCAGCTAGTGTTAAAAGTGTAGGAATATTTGGACAGTTAACTGGTAGTCGTGCGGATTTAATACTTGCAGACGATTGTGAAGTACCGAATACAGCCTGGACAGTAGGCATGAGAGAAAAATTATTGCAATGTTGTGGAGAATTTAACGCTATTCTTAAGCCTGATGGCGAAATAATGTTTTTAGGTACGCCGCAGACAGAAGAAAGCATATATAACAAGTTGAGATTACGAGGATACGATTGCAGAATATGGACAAGTCGTTATCCAAAGAAACCTGAGAAGTATGGAGACGCATTAGCTCCATTAATAAAAGGATTATCTGCAACAAAGCCTGGTCAACCTACAGATCCAGACAGGTTTAGTGAAATGGATTTACTAGAAAGAGAAGCAAGCTATGGTAGATCACAATTTACCTTGCAGTTTCAGCTAGATACTACATTATCTGACCTACAACGCTTTCCATTAAGACTCCAGGACTTAGTTGTTATGGAAGTAAAAGATCATGCACCCGAAAAAGTGGTGTGGTCGTCAGGTGCAGAGTATAGAATCTCTGATTTGCCAGCAGTAGGTTTTAGTAATGACTATTATCACAAGCCAGCTTTTTTACATGGCGATTGGCTGCCATTTACAGGTTGCGTGATGATGATTGACCCCTCTGGTAAAGGTGTTGATGAGACAGCGTATAGCATAGTTGCGCATCTAAATGGAAACTTATACGTTTTAGAGGTTGGATCGTTTTGCGAAGGTTATACAGAACCAGTTTTAACTGGTATAGCTGAAGCTGCAAAGCGTAATAAGGTAAAACTAATACTCCTGGAAGATCAATTTGGTCAAGGTATGATGGAAAGTTTGCTTAAGCCATACCTTATGAAGATATATCCTTGCACTATCGAGGGAACTAGAAGCAATGTACAGAAAGAAAGAAGAATAATAAACGCATTAGAGCCTGTAATGAACCAACATAGGCTAATAATTAACAGATCAGTTATTGAAAATGATACAAAACCTCGAACAGAGGACTCGGTAGAAAAGGCATTAGGTTATCAACTGTTTCATCAAATGACTCATATAACTGTTGATCGTAACTGTTTACAAAATGATGACAGACTTGACTCTTTAGCTGGTGCGGTGGAGTATTGGAATGAATCATTAGCAATAGATGAAGATAGAGCTATCAAAGATCGGGAAATGGAGTTGTGGGATTTGGAATTGGCTGCTCACAAAGGCGAATTGGAAGGTGCGTTGGACGCAAAAATCCTCGGCATCCCCCTCGATAGGCTTGGAAAAGCCAATACCAGAGGTCGGTGGTTCAATGTTTAAGGCTTATGAGACAAATACAAAGCATAGAAGAGCCTGGTGTATAAGATTGCCTACAGCATTTGCTGGAATTAAGTTAGATGAGCCTAGAATTGGTGGATTTCAAACAGTAGTCCAGGCAAATGACTATCAAACTGCCTGGTGTATGGCAATGATGCAAGATCAATGGGAGATATTGACGTTTACTGTTAAAGAAATATCTATTTTCCCTGCAAATCCGCTTTAAAATCCTGGCGGTCCAGGATCTTCTCCGCCATTCATAATTGTTTCTAGTCTATTTTCTCTATGTTTCATTCGTTTTATAGATAATCCAAGATCTAATGGTGAACTTACAGCCTGATTACCAAAATCTTTGTAGCTTTTTAAAAGATTTTGGTCGTTTTTATTAGAATTGTTACCATTAAAACCTTGACACATTACTTTTCTTCCAGGAGCATTTCTCTTATCTTAGCAACAGCAGCATCATCTAGTTTATTTTCACTAAGTTTTGCCAACGCTGCTAATATATCGCAGACTAAAATAGATACAGACTTGCTTTTTAAGAAAGCAAAGATAATTGGACGAATTAGACTAATCATTTTGAGAATCTATGGTTATTATATAGGTAGTATAGTTCGATCTTTATGGAAGAACAAGATGAAAAGGAAGGTAATGGTCTGATTGCCAATGTGGTGCAGCTTATTATTCTTTTTTGGAGTTTGGGGGTAATTTCTTGGTCGTACTTTAATCCCAACCCTACTCGTCAAATTGATACGACCTTCGCTGCTGGATTATTAAGTGCTGTCAGCGCACAATTTGGGCTAAATATTAAAAAAGGAAGCAAAGGTAACAATGGGAATAATGGCAAAGCGCCTAAAATTGTGGATAATAAAGATACCAACGTAGGAATCAGATGAAAAAATTAATTTTATTAGGCTTATTAGCTTTTACTAGTCCTGTTTTTGCTAATGGAATTCCGACTTGGACTACTGGTTCTAGCAACCGCACAGAGAATACTACTCAGACTATAAATCGCACCATAGTTACTCAGACTTATGGGTCTGCTCTGGAAACTTGGGAAGCCTCAAACATTGCTGTTACAAGTGCTAGTAATGGAGGAATAACAGCTTCAGATGCGATTTTTACTCCTAATACTGCTACTGCTGATTGGTCATTAAGTGTGACTACTAGAGCATCAGGAACTAAATTAGAAGAAATTACACAAACAGATGCGATTACGACTACTAGCGTTATCACTTCTTTGTCTGTCTTTAGTCAGTAAAGCAAAAGCCGAAGGCGATACAAACGTACAGGCTCAACCAAATGC